ACTCAAGAGCCATGTTTTTCACTCCTTGTTCGTTTTCTTGTCAGCCTTTACAGGCTTTTCCTTGGGCTTTTCAACGGGAATCCTGGCACGGCATTTCTCGCAGACATCCGCATCACGCTTGTTATGTCCGCAGTAGGGGCATTTCCACATGCGCTTTACCTCCTGTAAAATTGATAGATTGTGTCACCGCTTTCAGAGAGCTTCTCCCCGACGATCACCTCATACCGGGCATACAGCCGGAAGATGGTTCTGTCCTGATTCGGGAGCTGTCTCATCATTGTGCGGTAGCATTTCAGGGATTTCATCGCGTCATCAATCACAGCGATGATGGCTTTGGCTTCGCTCTTTGCCGTCCCTTGCTTATCCGAGTAGACATTTACCTCATAATACAGGCGGGTAAAATTTTCAGAGCAGTCGTCTGTGTTCGTCCGCTGGACAGGAACATTATTGGTTTCTGCAACGGTTACGGCAGGAAATACAGCGGATGTTTCCACGTATCCGGCGTCAATCCGGGCAGAAGGGAAAGCTTCGTGAACAGCGTTATAGACTGTATCGAACACTTTGCTCTCAATGTCTATCATTTTCTGCTGAACACTCCCCTCGCCTTCGCTTCGGCATTATTGACGATGTAATCCCTTGCGTCCAGAAGACCGTGCCGTGGATATACTGCCGAGTATACCTTTCCACCGAAGTGCCAGTATCCGTTCCCGCCGTTCATCATGGCTGTATAGTAGCCTTCTCCGGAGCCAACTTGTTCAGAATAGCTCCATCTGTAGACATCCGCAGGGGCGTTTGACGCCATCGGATGGTTCTCCATGGTCGCCATACCGGCCCCGAATTCCATGAACATAACAGCGTCCCCGACAGCTTCGATGATTCCGACGCCGTCTTCCGCAACCTTCTCAACGCTGACGGAATTGCCGAAGGCATATTTTGCCATTTCGGCCCCACCGTCAACAAGTTCATTGACCAGTTCCGCAGATTTCCGCTCAATGCGTGCCTGATACCGTTCCAGGTCCTTAATTGCCTTGTTAATGCTTCCGATGGAAAGAGTGATGCTGATGTTCTTACTCACTCACATCAACCTCTTTCAGATAAAAGATCAGGTGATTCAGGCTCTGTGCTTTACGAACGACCTTGAAATTATGCGGAGTCAAGTGTTTCTCATCACCTTCGCCTGTATAGGGGGATTTTCTGTACCAGACCAGACTCTCCTCATACATTTTGCAGTCCATGTCTTCCGTTACGGCCCTGTGGGTGTATCCGGTGGTGATGCCATATCTCTCAAGCTCTGCCATACCCTGGCTCCCAAGGTTGTTAGCGCCCGATGAAATTGCCATCGACATCTTGACTGCTACAGGCTCCCCGTAGATAATCCGCTTTTCTCCTGTCAGAAAGCCGTTCGCGTCAGTCACAGGCTCCTCGCCTGTTGGATTCGCAAACCATAAAAACTGTTTGTTTCTCTCTAAAATGCGCACGGTCACGCACCAACCTTTACGAAAGGCGTCAGGCGGGACAGAATGTCTTCATCGTCCACGCTTGCATAGGTGCGGTTAACACCGTTTTCCTCATGAGAGATTTCAGCTTCGCCACCTCTGCGGAGATAGAGCCTAGCTCCAAGCTCACACTGCACCATATCATACCGTTGCGGGATGTCGCTTTCCTGCTTACTGGTATCAAAGGGCCAGAGCCTCTCCAGCATTTTACCGGAAGCAAGCTGGAGGTAGAGCTCAATCAGTTCAGTACTGGCGGGTTCCGGCTCTTCTCCAACGATGGAGCGAACCATCATCACCTTTTCATCTGTCGTCATTAGCATCTACCTCCAGATCAATTACTTCCCGCCCAGCTTTCTGGGCTTTGCTTTAGCCCCTTGGGGCTTTACGGGTTCTTCAGCTTCCCGGCGTGGTTCGGGGGCAGACTTCTTTACGGGCTTCTCTGCCTTCTGCTCTGCCTCCAGTTCCATCAAGCGCCTGTGAATGAGCATTCCCATATCATGCTCCTCCTATGTTCAGTCAGATCAGGAACCCTTCACGATACGGATGGCCTTGCTGGCATCGTACAGGTAGCAACCTTCGTGCTTGCTGGCGGTAATGACGGTGAGGAACTTCAGGATATCCCTTTCGGTTTCCACCAGCGTATCCCGCTTCAGGAGCAGACGGAGCGCACCGGGTTTCACGATGTAGGCTTCCTCGTTGGCGTAGGTGGCATTCTTCAGCTTATTGCTGACGATGATCTGGCATCCGAAGATTTCGCCCACAGCACCCTGAATCAGGCGGTCAGCAGCAATCTCAGAGGCAGGGAGCCAGTCGCTGGTCTTCCGAATCTTGGTGTACAGGGCGGGAGAGACCACAACCACCTTCTCACCAACATCGATATCCTCGCCGAACTTTTCCAGGGCATTGGACAGGTCATTGACTTCAATGCCAGCGGTAGAAGCAGCAGTGTGGACCATCGTGCCAGTAATGCCCTTCAGGGCATCCAGCATCTCGTTATCCACGCAGTTGGCGATGGAGGTAGCGATCTGCATAGCAGCCTGTCCCATAGGATCACCGTAACCGGACAGAACAGCTTCGTCAGTAAGTTCAACGCCCTGCGCTACTTTGTGGATCGTCATGGAAGTCGTCCCAGCGTTCAGGGAAGCGGGGGTCAGAGTGCTTCCTTCGCCAAGGGTGGAAGCATCGCCAATATAGCTGTAGCTGGGCAGATAGAGCACACTTCCGGGTGTGCCAGCCAGCGTGGTGTCCACTTCAGCCAGGGGCAGGAAGCGGATAAGATCATGAAGCTTTTTCTCAACCAGGTCAGCCATTACCTGAGGGTTGACCAGATTCTGAAGCACCGTAGTAGCCATGAATTTCACTCCTTATTTCGTGTATTCTTGATAGAGTTCCGGGTATTTGTTGAACACATCAACCCGTTCCTTATAGCTCATGGCGTCAAACTGTTCCTTGGTGACCGGTTTCGTCCCGTCTCCACCCGGCAGGGTTTTGTTCGTCCGGAAAGCGTTCTCCTTCAGTTGCTTGTCATGAGCCACTAAAAACTTGCGAAGCCCGTTGAAAATCTTCGCAGCGTCCTCCGTGCTCATATCGGACAGGGCTTCCGCGATTTCCTGCGCGGTGGTGCCATCGCATCCGATATCTGGAGCAGTCAGTTGCGACTTGTGATTAGCGACATTTCTCTCTGTCTGAAGAGCTTTAACTTGTTCGCGCAGGGTGGCTTCCTGCTCTTCCTGTTGCTTCTTCAAACGTTCCTGCTCCGGCAGCATGTCCTGATACTGCTTCTTCCATTTCGATGCATCGGCAGAGGCGTTTGTATTCGCCTGTCTCAGCTTCTCGTTTTCGGATTCAAGCTTCTTAATCCTCGCTTCCAGTTCGGAAGCAGATGGAGTATTTTCAGCACCGCCGGAATTTTCCTTTTCGGTTTCTACAGTTTCAGCGTTCTTCTCAAGTTCATTAGCCATTTTTATTTTCTCCTTTTGCGATTAGAGTCTTCTCTGACTTTCTGCGATTATAGTCTTCTCTGACTTATGTCAAAGCCTTCCGGCTTAAACATCCAGCACATTCAGGTCAAAGGGTTTCACATCATTCATGATGTGTTCCAGCCACTTTCCAAGCGTGGTGGTTTCCATCAGCAATGCTCCCTGCCGATAGTGGTAATCCCTGCTCCCGTTTGCCAGTTTGGCAATGGCACGGGTGTCGCTGTTGGCATAAATGCTTGCGTACCGTTTTAGGAATGTGCAGAACCAGCGTTCGTTCTTCTGAAGGACTTCAACGTTTTCCTTGGAGTGCCAGAACGGAATCTGGAAGTCATAAAATGCATCGATAACCGTCTTGCAGACAGCGATCTTGACCTGTGTTTCCAGTCCCCTACGCTGAAACTCCTTAGTAATCTCGTTTCTCTGCTTCATCAGGTGATCGTAGGTATCCAACAGGAATCTGCCACCATAGCTCCGTCCCACGCTGTCCGGATTGTGACACCAGAGGTAAAAACCCGTCTGGATTTCACCGATCCGGTCTTCCGATACTACGGCTTGGGCAACCGTGTTGAAGAATACATCTTCGTGCAGGGTCAGCCCATCACAGAACCGGATGCCGTTATCCACCAACCACTGCCGTCTGAACATCTTCCCGTGGATGAAGATTACATCCCGCTGATGTGGCATCAGCTTCATCGCCCCTTCGGAAGGGACTTCCTCAAGGAAGTGACTCCAGTACATGTCCTTGTCATCTTCCTGGATGGCAGAGAACAGCAGTTGCAGTCCCAGGGTGGAGCAGATCTGGTCATCAAAGTCACAGATCATTACCCAGTCTGCCTTTGATGCATCAATCCCTGCGTTTCTGGCTCTGGATACACCCCCGTGCGGTATCGTGATATTGTCCACACGGAATGGGTAATCCTTAAACAGATCGTCAGGTAATCGGCTTTCCTCACCGTCATTGATGAGGATTACTCCCACTTGGCTGAAGTCCACGTTTCTTTGCATGGCAACCATGTCGAAGAATGGTTTCCCAAGGGAAAACGGACTTTTGTAGTGGGTAAGAATCAGATCGAGACTTCCCGTATAAATCTCTCCCTTCCATCACGCCAGCAGGGTAACCCAGCACCGGCAGTTCACGTTGTTCTGTGGCAGTTCAAACCCGCCCGGAAACAGGGCAGAATCCCCGTCGAAGGTGTAGAACTTGTCGTCAAGCCCTACGATGTTCCCTTCCAGATAGTCGTGAGTGTCTCTGACGCGCTCATCTCCCATCGTGTTCCAGCGCTTGAAGATTCGTTTCCCGCTTGCCTTCGCTGCATCGTAGACCCCCGTATTGTAGTCACGGTGTGCTTCTGTATCGATAATCCTCAAAATCCCTTCTTCGGAAAGCTCCTGTACTTGCTCTAGGATTCTTTCCCGGTAAGTTTCCCCGTTGATTTCGAGGTTTACCGCTTTATCATCAAGGCCGGTCGGCAACGGCACGGCCCCGATAATCTCTTCAGCGTCCTTCCACCCGTATGCGTAAATCAGGCAGAGGACGAATTCAAGGTAATCGCAGA